CGCAGGTTTCGCAAAACGTGTTCTGGTATGGACCGCCAGCCACCTCTCCATTGAGGTCAACCCACGCATCGAACCACACCTCGCCGCCGCACTCGTCGCACTTGGCCCACTTGCGCTTGCGATTCATACCGCCACCTCCTTCTGTGCTGGGGACAGGATGAACTGCTCGCCGGTACGCATCCGACCGAACAGGGCACCAGGCCCGTTACCCTCATAGTCCGCAGACGCAAAGATCATGGAGCCATCGGACAGGGTGAGTGCGACCGCGAAGTCGTACAGCCCGATGTCCCACCCCTCATTGAGGCACTCGTTGCCTGTAAGATACCGCACCCCGGTGATCGTCAGCCCATTGGGATAGGGCTGTGCCTGCGGGGCGACGAACTCGCACGCTGTCAGCATGGAGTAGGGCACGTTCCAGATGGTGCCAGCGGCATTGCTGTTGCGTTGCTCCAGCGTTTCCACCTTGGCCTTCTTCTCGTTGACCTTCAGCACCCTGCCCTTGGTATGGGCACCACGCCCACGCCCGAACGACACCGTCATACCGACCTTGCAATCTTCACGGTTCATAGCTGTCTCCTTAGAAGGGTAGATCCAAACTGATCAGAGTCATATGCGCTTCCGGCAACGGCAGGCCATGCTTAGCCACCGCTTCCAACAGTTCACCGGCAGTGCCGTAGCCCTTGCCGGTGAAGCTGCCCACCAAATCCTCAACGTCTGGGTAGTCACCCTCCCCCGGCGTGTGCTTCTGCAAGAAGTATTCCTGCAACGGACGGTCATACCCGTAGGCGAACGTCGCATCACCCACCTTCACATGGTATCTGCTCATCCGACCCTCTCTTTCCAGTTGTAGTATTCCATCACAGCAATCGCTTCCTGTTCGTACTGCTTGGCCATTGCCTCCAACAAACCAACCCGTCTCAGGAACTCAATCCTGTCAGCCTGGTAGTCACCACCAATCTGGTAGTCCCTGCCATGCGGTTGCCACTGGCACATGGCACCTACCGCTGCCTCCAAGGCATGGCACACCTCCATCATCTGCTCGGCCAGCGCATCGGCTGGTGAGCCATTGTGGTTGGGCACTGGTGCTATCTGGTGCATCAGTCATCCCTCCTTGTCAGGGTCTTGCCACACTCGGTGCAGGTGTAGTCCTCACCCTCATACCCCGGGTGTTCGTCACCGATCTTGTCCACCGCATCCACGGATACGCCGTACTCAGCGGCAATCTCTGCCTCGTCTGCTTCCGCGTAGCACTGTCGGCAGTAGTCCGGGTAATCGTTCTCGCCTGAGAAGCGAGGGTTATCCCTGTCCTCATAGTTCAGACACACGGCAATGCGTGGCATCACTCGTCCTCCATCTGGTCACGGGCGTTCTCCAACTTGCGAGCGGTCGCAGTCAGGCCAGCGATGATGCGGGCATAACGTGCGTTCTCCTCATCGTTGCCACCGCAGTTCTCCCAGTGGCGAACTTGGTCATCCAACGCATCGAACAAACCATCGATCTCGTCAGCGGTCAGGTGGACCGCAACAGTCTTAGCCATCAGTCATCCTCCCCCGGTAGCACCGGAATCTCACGGCTCCACACCATCTTGCCGATACCGTTCTGCCCATGCATACGCTTCACGGCATACAGAAACGCTCGGCCCGATTCGATCCGCACATACATCTCGGGATCGCAATCGCCATCCTTCCATGTCAACAAAGTCCTCAGATCACTGAGCCGCACATTGAGCGGCAGTCGCACATCACTCATCACTCACCTCCTCTAGTGGACAAGAGTATACCCAACCACATGCACGGCAGCAGGCATGGAACAGGTCGCCTAAGACACCGCTCCACGCCTGCTCGCCGCACCCACACTGATCACATTCCATGGTCACGCCTCCACCTTCTCGCCGTCTGGCACTTCGATCACGCGGGTTTCCTTCCCGCCCATCGTCAACGCCATGCCAAAGGCCCGCGTATCCGCCTGCTCGCGGGTTGCGAACTCTTCTGGGATAGTCACCCACCCCAGTTCATCAAACCTCACCTCGGCCACATACTTAATAAACATGGTCACTTGTCTCCGTGATGTTGCCCACAATCGATCATCTCGTAGTCGTAGTACACCGTGCCGTCTGGCCGCGTCACTTTGTGGATGCGATCCAGATACCACATTGTCCTTTGATGCCCCGGCGTAAACCCTTCCGCGCCAATGGTCTTCTCTGTGCGTACGAATTCCCACACGTTGCCGTTGGGTGCCGTCCATCTGGCTGGTTTGCCCATGTCACCAGCACCCCTTATCTATGAGCAGGTAGTTGAACTTCAGGGACAACTCTGCGTCACCCTTGTGTCGCTCAAAGTCTGACCAGCAGTCCGGGTATCCTTGCTCTCGGAACGTCCGGTCTGCCTTCTCGCATGCCGCGATCACGGCCCGCCAATCCTGCTTGTTCTGGGCACGGGTCACAGCTGCCTTCAGCGACCGCAACCTGGCGTCTGTCAGTGTGTATTCCACGCTCATACCTCCTTTAAGCCACGCCGCTCGGCATCGGCTTGGTAAGCGGCCAGCAGCATGGCCCCGCCAAAACTGGCGCAGTCACGCTTCAGCCGTTTGATTTCGGACAGCAGTTTCTTGTCCGACAACGATCGCCGGTTTGGGCCGACCACTGTGGCCTTGCGTCCAATCGTCTCCGCATTCATCGTTTCCATGCTGCGCCTTTACGCTTGGAGAATGGGCAGGTTGGCGACAGCGGTCATAATCGCCTTGCCACCATGCCCGGGGATGTACACATCACGCATAGCCAAGCCGATCTTGCGGACACCGGCACCGTCGCACAGCCTGCAAGTCAGGCAGCTAAGACGATGGCCAGCCTCCAAAGACGCTGGGCACAAGACTTCATCAGCAGCAGGCTCACCTCCCCGCATAGTGCGGAAGGTACGCCAGCCAAGAGACTTCGCATGTTCCCGTGACCATGGCCCCGTAAGACCATGGACACTGGCCATGAAGAACTGCTTGTATGGAGCGTAGGTCAGGTTGCTCCACGCATGGGTGTAGCCCGTCCAGCCGTCCGAAAGACCTGCCAGATGCTGCACCAGGGCAAGCGGTATCAGCACCGGCTCCCCGTATGTACCGAACCGGACCTTGCGATCACGGATGTACTGGTCATGCATGATCGGATCGTATTCAACGTACCGACCACGCATGAAGGCACCGTAGACCATTGCTGGCCCCTGCCCGACGTTGACATAACACGCACGCCAACGCTTTGGATTACGCTTTGCGTTGGCCGGTGTCCGCTTAGGAAAGCCGACCAGACCACGCATGGGGCAGTTGAAACAGATGGCCCCATCTTGTTCTTCGCGTACCGCCACCACTGGATGCATATCAGCCCTAAGAATATAGGTCTGAAGCATTGAGCCGGTCTTCTTATTCTTGGAATTCCGCAGTGGCATGATCACCACGTACGGAGAACCGTCATAAGGAGACACGCCCCGGTGCAGAATGACACCCAGAGGCTTGGCGGCACGTATACGGCGAATTGCCATACGCACCTCCATGGAAAGAAACCGATTACCGGAAGCGGCAACCGAACCCGGGCAGGCAGCTTGTTTGGCCTTATTGGGTGCAGTCATATCGCACCCTCACCACCACCTGCCCGGGATCGAATCCCGTTAACCGTGCATCGCACGTTGCCATGCGTTTGCCGCATTGGAATGACCACCCAGCAGGACTACCGCGAGGGTATCCAGCGGATCGACCAGTTCCTTGGGGGCAAACCACGGCCACCCGTACAGAGAACCACCCGAACGGTGAAACTTCACCAACGCCCACAGCGTTTCGGATTCATCACCGGACGGGCGAGTCTTACGCCAACTGCCATCACGGGAATTGAGACACCCAAGGATGGCCCGTTCGCACAAGTCATCAGCTGGCACGGCAACATTGCCCGCCTGCCTTAACTTGTCCAAAGGAATCCTCAGAGCCTCCATGATGGCCGTAGCACCAGCCTGGGCCTTTGACATGGATTAACTCCATTGAAGGAAACAAAACAATCAGATACGCGGACCCGGCTGGTGTACTAGCTATTGCCGGTCTTCTGGTGGCGGGAGTCAAACGGCTCCGGGCTTCGTATGCCTTCTCCCAGCGTTGTCCGAATCCGCCTGCAATAGGCACCGCGCAAAGCACGGTAGCTGCCCATAGGACAGCATGCGGAGTCGTCCGCGTATCTGATGGTTTTGCTGCCCGCATGCGCAGTAGCTAACACGCGGGTGACGGGTGAAACGCGGCAAGTGCCGCGACGATACTAGACGTTGGCAGCGGTTAATAAAATCGAATCGAATCGATTTTACTGCCCGCCAACCTAGTACGGCCCAGTGTAACCTGGGCGAATCGAAAATGTGACAACTGCTGCTGCCATCTGCCAGTTATGACAGATAGTAGAATCGTTGTCGTTTTGAGTTGTCGCGGCGTTGGCCGCGATTACACCACCTAGACACTGGCAGCGGTTAATAACCAAAAAGAATTTTGGTTACACCCTTCCCCCGGCCGATAGTAAGTGATACATTTCAACCGTGGCCAGCAGATACTGGCCAACGTAACCAACGGAGAGACAGTCATGATCAAGAGTCTGAAAACCACCCGCCGTGATATCCGTTCCACCTATGCACAGTCTTGCCCCATCATTCCGGGGAAGCCCGGACCGGTTGAACCGTTCTCCCCAAAGTGTTTCGGGGATACATTGGAAGTCTGGCAGGCGGTGGACGGGTACGCTGAGCGATCATTCCGCTGGGATATGGGGGGGCAGGATGGCCGTACTTTCGGCCCCGGGGAGATTGAAGAGGCGGTAGCCTTGTTCCGTTGGCTACTTTGGACGATCACACCCGCCCAGTGGCAGGAAATGGGCGTAGGATATGGCGATCGGATGCGAGCGTTGCATATCGTCCGGGGCCGTTTGAAGAAGATGCATTGGAGGGACCGCCAGACCGCCACGGGATCACGCAAAGCAACGCGCCGCTACCGCTCTTACGTCGCCAGTATGAGCCTATCGGCCCCTTCCCCCGCTACGCTGGCAATGGCAGTGGAAGAGGCTAGCCGGAACGGCATCCGGGGCCGTCGTCCGGGGGCGGGTAGGCCGACGCTGGAAACCCGTACAGTCTCACACGCTACCGCCAGAGCCGCCATTGTGGGTGAGCCGATGGCAGAGGTAGTGATGGAAGGCGTGGCAGTGTCCGGGGGCGTGGCACACGTTGAAACGGATGGACGGATGAAAAGTGTACCGGTGTCCACCACTAACTTTCTCTTCTACACTGGCAAGAGGGTAGACGGTAGGTGGGTGCCGGATGGCGGGTGTGAGGAACTGGCAGAGACTGAAACGGCCTACCGTATGGTGTCCAGCACCAGCCGCGTGGAATACCCCCGGACATTCGTCGCGGGGGCACTAGACGCTGGAACGGAGCGGGACCGCTTCACACCGGCCCAGACTCCAAACCCGGAACCGTGGACACCAGAGCAGCGGGGGCACATCACCACCCTACGGGAAACGGTACGGGGGCAGGCGGTAGCGGGCGACGTTGAAGCGTACCGCGAAGCGTTGCGGGAATACTACGCGGGAAGGTAGACCGCCGTACAGTAGCGGACAAGCGTATAGCCCCCGGGGAGTAGTTTCCCCGGGGGCTATTTTGTTGAACCGCCGGAATAGTGTACGGGTGAACAGCCAGGATGATATGCAACGGGATTGCAAGAGAGGGATAGTGTACGGGTGGATAGGGGCGATGCATGCCAGACCGGCCCCGGAGAAAAACAATGTTGATCAACTTGGTGATGATTCCCGTGATTCCCGTGCGTAATCGGAACGAATGACCTAAGTGCTTGCGGGTCAACGGTTTAGAGGGAGGGAGGGAGGGTAGGCAACACGCCGAATACCCCCCTCTCCCCCCCAGATCGGTAACGGTATTCAGTCATATCCACCCCTGGATTTTTTGCACCCCGTAGCCCCCACATGTCGCCTTTTCCGCGTTTCGCGAAACCCGAAAGCTGAATCCCTCCGCGTGTCGCCAGCCCTCTAGCCCTGTTTTCCAGCCCTCTGCGTGTCCGCTGTCGCCGCGGGGCACTGACCTAGTAGGAGGGCGATTATGGCAATGGCAGATGCTAGCTGGTGGGGCGAGGAAGCGGAGTTTGATGCCGACATCAAAGCGCGTTTGCAAAGCTCAGACCCCAAGATCCGCGCCGAGGCTCAGCGGCTCATCCTTGCTCGCAACGCCCGCAGGGGTCAGGGTCGCAATCCCTTCCAGCCCCAAGCTGCACCACAACCCGCCGCGCAGCCAAATGCCCCAGAAGCCCCCCAGCAGGTCGCTAGACGCCCGTTCAACATGCAGCCCTACGCAGGAGCCACTTCGATGAATCCAGCCTCTATGGCGCAACAGGTGGCCTCTGCGCAGGCTCGGCACTTGCAGGGCATGATCGGTGATGTCACGGGTGCCATCCGAGACGAGAACGACTCCCGCGTGGCCCAAGCCCGCGAACAGCGCCGGATGGAGCATCAGGCCCAGATGGAGGCCATGCGCCAAGAGGCTCTGTTGCGGAGGCTGGCCGTTGAGCAGCGTGAGAGGGATCGCATGCTCCAGATGCAGTTACAAGCGCAGCAGTTGCGGTCGCGCAATAACGATCAGGAGACGTTTGGTTGATGTTTGACTTTCTCTTTGACGACGACTGGGACGAGTAATGGACAAAGAAGGCGGCAAGATTCGGGAGTTGAAGAAGGGGCTGTGGGCCAATATCCACGCCAAGCGTGAGCGTGGCGAAGCACCGGCGAAGCCTGGTGATAAGGACTACCCTGATTCCAAGCAATGGAGGAAGGTCAGTGGACAAGGACGGTGACAAGATTCGCCAGCTGAAGGCCGGGGCGTGGGCGCGCAAGGAGGGGCAAGACCCTGACGGCGGGCTGAATGCCAAGGGGCGAGCAAGTTACAACCGCGCTAACGGTGCCAATCTCCAAGCACCCCAGCCAGAGGGCGGGCCGCGGAGAGATTCCTTCTGTGCCAGGAGTGCGGGTCAAATGAAGATGTGGCCCGAAGCCGCCGCGGATCCAGATAGCCGTTTGCGAAAGGCGAGGCGTGCGTGGAACTGCTGACCTGCACCAAGTGCGGAGAGGCAAAAGAAGCTACCGCAACCTTCTTCCCCAAGAACTCTCGCAAGACGAACGGCTTGGATTCTTGGTGCAAGCAATGCCGTAGCGATTACCGCAAGGCAACTCGCATGCCTCCGGGTGTGAGCGACGTTGTTTCGTTTGCAGATGCGCGGCAGATACGGGAGTGCATTATCTGCGGTGAGACGCAATCGATTCAGTTGGCCATCGACCACAACCACAAAACAGGCGAGGTTCGCGGTGCGCTGTGCAGCCGCTGCAACCTTGGACTAGGGCATTTCCGTGATGACCCTGAGTTGCTGCGTTTTGCCGCCTTGTACTTGGAGGGTCGCTGCGCGTGCGGCGAATGCACTCCAAGATGGGGCGGTTCGTCCCTGCGCGCGTGGAAGTGCTAACTCTGAAGGATACGAATGGCTGAGCCGCTAGACTCCCAATACAACCTTCCCGGCCGTCTGGCGCGTAGCATACTTGGCTACGAAATGGACTCTCAGAAGGAGTGGGACGACAAGCAACGGCAGGAGAAGTTGCTTCAGCGACTTGCTGCGATGCACCCCACACCAGCAGACAGAGCCAATATCGATCCGCGGATAGCGTCTGAGATCGGTAGCTATGAGCGGGGCGAGTTGGATTCGCTGAAGTCTCCGTACCATTGGCGAGGAGTGTTGGCTCCCGGCGCACCCTTGTACAACGCGGGGGCCATGTTCAGTGCCATTCCCCAGATGGCCGTGGCAAGCAGTCAACGTCTGGCAAACTGGGTGGATCCCCAAGGCAATCCCTACCCAAACGCCAAGAAGCAGTTCGACAGCGCCCTCAACACCGCCATGATGTACGGGGCCGAAGAGCGCGGCTGGGTTCCCAAAGGAACTCCTACGGTTGTCGATGTTGCGGAACAAGCTAGGCAGATGCGGGGGCGACGACCAAGAAACATCGCCCCCGGAGCTTGGGACGAAGTCGTCTCCGGTGTCGCCAAGGAGCAGGCCGCGGATCTCCAGCTATCAGCTTCGGATTCTCTCCATGCTGCCGGTGTCCCGAAGACCGCCGCAATGATTCTTGGTACTGGGATGGATTCCGTGATGGACCCTTGGAACGGACTTGGCCATGCCGTCAACGCAGCCCGTGCAGGCAAGCGCGCTCTCGGAGCATTGGTCGGTGAGTTCGGCACCAGCCAAGCACTGATCTCGCCGTCCTACGGTATCCCCCTGCTATCGAATCTGATCCCAGAACTCGCCCCGACACCGCAGCCGCCAAGCGAATACCGCACCCGTCCCGGCGACTACATAAGAGAATTCTGATGCCTACGCCCAGCCAGCTAGACGCATCCGGTGATGCGGTACGCCAAGTCATCCGCGCCTATCACGGTAGCCCGCAGCCCAAGCACTTTGATGGCTTTGATGCAAAGTTCATCAACTCAGGAGAGGGACACCAGGCTTACGGCTACGGCCACTACCTAGCCCAAAACAAAGATGTTGCCGACGAGTACAGGCGATCTCTCTCATACCGCAAGTTGCGTGATGACTTCCTCAATGCACTTCCAGAAGACGCAGACCCAGCCGATGTGATGGGGAGCCTGCAAGGGTTTGACCCGCGTCAGCAAAACTTTCTGAAAGAGCTACACGCCAACGACTGGCTGGGATTTGATTACCCGTCGCAGGCAATAAGCCAGTCACTGGGGCGTAAATCTGGATTCTCTGGTTACGAGGTAACCGACAGCGCAAGAGTCGCCAAAGACCAGCTGGGCACTGGGTATGAGTTAGAGATAGCTCATCCAGAAAGCGCCTTCTTGGACTGGGACGCAACGATGATGGACCAGCCGCCACATGTCCTAGAGGCGTTGCGCAAGCTGGGGGTTCCGTCTGTGGACTCTGTAGGAAGTCCGATTCGGGGGAAAAACTTCAACCAGCCTGGGCTGGAAAAAGATACTCTCTTTACTGCTTATGGGTTTGACACGCCTTGGGAAATTAGCGGCAGAAACATCTACCACGGATTGTCAGGCCACCCAGCAGTGCGGCGATATGGGGCGGATAACTTTGAGGAGCGTTTTAAGCTGGCATCGGAGGCGTTGCGATCATCGGGGGTTCCCGGCATCCGCTACCTAGACCAAGGATCACGCAATCTCGGCCCAAGCGGCACGCGCAACTACGTGATGTTCCCAGGCACCGAAGACCAGATCCGCATCCTGCGCAAGTATGCAGTACCGGGAGCAATAGGAGCAGGCGCAGCCGCCTCTGGCGCAAGCGAGCAACCTACCCCGTAACAAAATAGGAGAAACAGGACACTGACTATGTAGACCCTTCCCCCGAAAGGAAATACATGTCAGACGAAACTCCAGAACTCCAGACGCAGGAAGCTCCCGTAGCTGAGACAAGCTACGAAGCACCCTCGCAGGACACGGCCGGTTCAGAGACTTCTACTCCCGGCTTTGATACCCCCTACTCTGCCTTCCGGCACCTCCCCGACTTCCAGGGTCAGGACGATCTCTCAATCGCCCAGAACCTCTATCGGGCCTACAACGGCTACGGTGAGACTCAGCGTCAGCTGCAGCAGTACCAGTCGGTCGTTCCCTACGCCCAGGAGTACCTGCGGAACCAGCGGGAGTTTGAGACTTGGAAGAAGGCTCAGGCCGAAGCTGCCAAGCCCAAGGAGCCAGAAGCTCCGAAGTGGTGGTCGCCGCCCCAGGTCAAGGATACGTGGAAGAGCTACATCGTTCGGGATCCCTCCACGGGCAAGGAAGTGATCTCGCAGGATGCTCCCTATGAGGCCCAGCAGGCTCTCAGGGAATACCAGAGCTACACGGCAGATTTCGCCCGCAAGCTGGTGACCGATCCCGAAAACACGCTCAAGCCTTTCGTTGAGCAGGTCGCGATCCAGAAGGCTCAGGAGATGGTGCAGAACCATCTCAGCCAGTACCAGACGCAGAACTACGTGCAGGATCTGGAGCGTCAGAACGCTGACTGGCTCTACGACCAGCAGGGCAATCCCACCCAAGAAGGTCAGGCGATCTCGCAGTACATCGCCCAAGCACAGCAGCTTGGCATCCAGTCGGCCAATGACCGCTGGAAGTACGCGACCGGCATGCTGCAGCGCGACCTGTTGAACATGCGCTACCAGCAGATGCAGCAGATGCAGGCTCAGCCTCAGATGGCCCCCCCTGCCCCTCCTGTCCCCCAGGCCGACCCCGTTGCAGAACAGAACATGCAGTTCCTTCGCGAGCGCGCAACACGCACTCCGAATCGAAGTGCAGGAACTACGGAACCGCGGGCACCGCGCGCGCGGATGAGTTTTGAGGACCGGCTGAAAAGCCAACTAGCTAACGATGGAGTTATCTGATGGCAAGTTCGACTGACTGGGCGCGTAGTATTGCTACGACCATTGTAAACCACCTCCGTGAGGAGGAGATCGCATCGCTTCGTAAGTACAAGTTGTTTGCTGCTCTGGAAGGCTCGGGCCAGATCCGCACCAACATGTCAGGCAGGGGTTTTGATTGGGAGATCCAGTACCGGAACCACGTTCCATCGGGGAATAATGGAGAAACGCCGCGTACCTTCGCACGCCAGAATCTCTGGAAGAGAGCGGAGCTTGAATTCCGCGGGGCACAGGCAAGCGATGCCATCTATAAAAAAGAGATGCTGGAAAATCGCTCGGCTCAGGCGCTTGTAAACGTCGCTGGTAAGATGGCGAGCCGCCTGCTTACTAGCATGGAACAGTACCTTGCCAAGGAGTGGGTGGTTGACGGCTATGCTGCTGGCAACGAACTCCGTTTCCACGGCGTTGAGAGTTTCCTTGGTCTGGCCGCTACGCCGCAGACGATCAACGTCACCACCGGCGCGCTTCGCAACCGGAATGATGCTGACCCGTTCTACGCACCGTCCGATACCTACGCCGGTCTTTCGACTGTGCTGGGTGCGTACGGTGGCTCGCAGACGACGGGCGTCTGGCCCAACGGCTCGGCCGACCCGGAGTTTGATTTTTACTCTCCGGTAATCGTCCAGGGTCTTAGCACCTACTTCAATGCGACCGGGAACACTTGGTCTGCCAACTGCGTTAAGGCGGTGCGTGAAGCGATTCACCAGACCCGCCGAAATGATAGCAAAGAGGATCAAGTGGATATGTTGCTGTTTGATCGACGCAGCTATATCGACTTCCTCAACACGCTGGACTCCAAGGAGCGAGTGATTGTCAGCCGTACTAACGGCCTGCGATCCTATGGCTTCACCGATGTGTTTGAACTGGACGGGGTGGAAATCGCGAGCGAAGGTTCTGTTCCTGCGGGCACCGGCTACGGCCTGTCTGTGGGCAACATTGAACTGCTCTGCATGGAAGGCCAGCTGATGAATTCAGAGGGTCCATTCTATGACGAAATCACCCAGCAGTATCGCTACGTTGTTTCGACGCTCGGCAACTTGAAGTTCAAGTCGCCGCGCAACTTCTTCAAAATCATCACCGCCTGAGAAAGGACTATAGTCACAATGGGACTGCAAGTTGATCCTCCGTTCGGTCTGGGCCAGACGCTTGGCTTGGATAGTCCGAATGACAGTCTGTACGGTATTACGACAGGGTCGTACGGCGATAACTGGGTTGGCTGTGTGAAGGAGTTCACCGATGTGAACCCCGTCAACGGTCAGGTCCGCAGCAATCGCCGCAAGGTGTGCATCGCTGTTCGTAACACCTCGGGTGCGGCCTTGCTGCCCAAGCGAGTTGTTCGACTGGGTGGCACCGGCAAGGCTCTCTTTGGCGCTGCTGACGGTTACGCTGCGGTGACCAACGATTCGCTCGTTGGTGTGGTGGACGAGTTCCTCCCGGCCGGTGGCGTTGCCAACAATGATGTGTTCTGGGTGACGGTTGATGGCCCGACCGAAGTGTCGGTGGCCCTCTCCGGTTCGGACGTTGCCGTCCGCTCGGCTCTGTCGGTGGTGACCGCTGCGACGAGCGGCGCGACCACGGCTGGCCGCGTGACGGTGTCCCCGCTGTCGTCCAGCACTGCTGGTGCGAACGACAACGGCATCGGTGTCATCGGTTACGCATGCAGCGCGGGTGCGACGACCGGCTCGGCCGTTCTCGCTCTGATTCGGACTCGGGCTTCGTAAAACTGCCCTTCACGGGCTTTCGGGGGCGGGGCCAGGGTGGAAACATCCTGGCCCCGTTTTCTAGATGAACCAAGACCCAGCCATCCAGAACCTGGACTTCCTGCGCCAGCTAATCGCTGAGATCCGCGATCTCCCGCAGGACGATGCTGAACGCCTTCGCATGCTCTACGGCACGGGCGTTGGCACGGACGGCATGACAACGCAACAAGGAGATCGCTAGTGATTTTCGCCAAAGGGACCGACCCAGCGTATGCCGCTGCCGAGACAGATAAGTTCTTTGGTGACAAAGGATGGATCGCGGAGCAGGCGCGGAAACGGGCTTCGCAGCCTAGTGCGTCTGGCCCGTCCACCAGCGCAAGCACTTCGTCCTCCAAGCCGCAAGCTCCCCAGCAGCAAGCGGCGCCCAGTAAGGCACCTGACATGTCGGCATACGCGCAGACCGGCTCTGCGCCCGGAGCAGCATCGCTGTCTCCCTACGAACGCTACGGCATTCCCCCCATCCAAGGCCCAAGTGGTGGCTGGACTCCTCCCAAGGGAGCGCAGCGGAACGACCTCTCGGGGCAGGTGCCATCCAACCAGATTTGGGCGCAGGCGTACAACCAAGCATCTAAGCAGTACGGCGGCAACACGCAGGCTCAGTCGTTTACGATGCCCGGGGTGTTCACATCACAGGGCTATAACCCGACGACCGGCCAGTACGGTCCAATGTCTGGCGGGCAGAGTAACGCCGGAAACATGGCATACAACGCCATAGACCGACGCCCCAGCCCGATCCAAGCGAGCGCGACCGGCGTGGATGGGAACCCGCTGCAGTGGCAGGATGCCATGACGCAGCGCGAGGCGTTTGTCGGCAACCTCTCGCAGCGGCTCGGCCAGTACAACGGTGGTCAGCAGACCGGCCCCGTGACCTTCGACCCCAGTCAGTTGTTGTCGCAGGCCAACGACCAGCTGGCCAACGGTACGTTCTACAACCCATTCTCGCAAGCTGCGGAGTCGCAGCGCGCGCAGCAGAACCCGCAGGCGGTTGGAAACTTTCGCCAGCAGGTTCCCTACGGCGACAGCCTAGTTCAAAGCTACGGCCCAAGATCTCAGCCCAGCGCCAAGCAGAACCCAGACGCTCAGCGGGCCATGGGCAACGCCACGCAATACATGCAGGGCAACTTCCAGAACCCGTTCGGCAATAGCCCGCAAGCCAACAACCCGCAGCCGACTTGGGACCAGCAGACCTACGACCAGTTCGCGCCTCAGAACTATGACATGCGTACCGCTACCTTTGCCGCCCCGCCGCAGCAAGGCTCCCCTTCCAGGCCATCTCAGGCAGCAAGCGCACCCAGTCGCAGCGCCGCCCGCCAATCGGTATCCATCTTCCCCAGCGATACATCGGACTATTTCAATCCGCAGCCAAGCAGCCCTCCAGCCCCGCCTGAGTTTATGCGTTCGACGGGTTTCCCAACACGCCAACTGGAAGATCCGACTGATCTTACGCCAACCGACCCTATTGATTTCAGCAATCGACAACTGGCGGCTGAATATGCGGGTTCAAGGCGGCGGTCTAGTCAGCGAGTAGGCACCGCCCGCCCCATTGAGCCACCGTCACAAGGGACTGCGTACAACCCGCGCGCTAACGTCCAAGGCGTGCCCTCCAGGCGTCGTTGACACTCGCCTAGTCATACTGTAGACTTGTACACCTACCCCGGGGTGTGAAATGCAACAAAAGTTCTCCATCGGTTTCTGCACGTTCTCTTACGGCGGCAACGGCGGCATCTCCTCTGAGGTGCCTGACATTCGGGAGTGGATGCTTCCGGTCACATCTAGCCTTGCGCAAGACCCTCGCGTCTCGCGGATCCAAGTGTGGAATCTGTCAGACACGCCCATCACCATGACACGCAATCGGGCCGTCCTCATGGCTCGCCAGTACGGTGTCGATGTGCTAGTGATGGTGGACTCGGACATGAAGCCTGACATGTACGCTGGGCAAGCCGATGCCAAGCCGTTCCTGTCCTCGTCCTTCGACTTCTTGGTAGATCACTACCACAAGGGTCCGGTGGTCATCGGCGCGCCCTACTGCGGCCCGCCACCGCATGAGAACGTCTACGTGTTCCGATGGCAGGCTCTGCAGTCGAACAACGCCAATCCAGACTTCAAGCTGGAGATGTACGACCGTGACACCGGGGCCAAGATGGCAGGCATCCAAGAGTGCGCCGCCCTGCCCACGGGATTGATCATGTACGACATGCGGGCCTTTGAGGTGACTGAGCCAAAGGACACCAACGACAACCCTTGGTTCTACTACGAATACCCAGACAAGTATCAGTCTGAGAAGTCATCCACTGAGGATGTGACGATGACCCGCGACCTGTCCCTCGCGGGCACGCAAAAGCTGGGCTACAACCCAGTGTTTTGCAATTGGGATGCGTGGGCTGGGCACTGGAAGCCGAAGTGCGTTGGCAAGCCACAGATCGTCCAGGCTGTGGACATCAGCGGCAAGCTCAAGCAGTGCTGGGAAGCCAACTACGATGCGGGCGTGAAGCTGATGGATCTGCGCCCTAAGTGGAGTGTGAAACCTGTCTGAGTACAAGGCGTGCATCCAGTGCGGGACTTCCTATGAAGTGACACCCGCCAACTGGCATAAATCCAAGGACGGGTTTCACGCGCGGTGCCGCAAGTGCCGCAACGCCCATGAGAAGAAGGCCCGCAAGAAGAAGGGCAACAAGAAGCTCGCGGAGATTGAGAAGGGCGCGGTCGATCTGTTCGTAGCCTCGGCCAGGATTGGCGGCGCGAACATCCCCCACTCATCGGAACTCTTGGAAGTTCTCATGGAGTATTTCGGTGGGGTGAGAGGGTTTTCCAACGTGTACCTCAAACAGTTCTTTGATGCGCCTTCTGGCGGCGCGTTCAGAACCAAGATGCTGGACACCGTTGTGCGATTGGTGTCTGCCAACACCGCTATGGGTGGAGCCAAGAAACCTCTCACCGCTTGGAGCGAAGAGGAGCTAGAGGACGAGCTTCGCCAGCGAATTATGGAAGCCGCCACAACGATTACGATCCAAGGAATCCCTTTGAAGGAGTTGCAACATGGAGTGCAAAACGTGCCGGTGGTGGGAGAAGACGGTGGATCGCCACGGCCAGTGCCACCGCTACCCCCCGCTCCCGATGGCCAATGAACCCGTCGATGTTCATCCCGTGACGGCAGATACCGACTACTGCGGCGAATATGCGCAAGCACCCACACGTACCACCACCACCGCCACCTGACGAACCGGCCGTCCAAGGCATCACACAGCATGCTCTCAACCAGCTGCGTGATGTTCAGCTGGAGCTTGCTGAACGCCGGATCGAAGCTCTGCGGCTCTACACCCCGATGCCAAAGCAGGAGGAGTTCCACAAGTGCATGGCGAGCGAACGCCTGCTGATCGGCGGCAATCGGTCAGGAAAGAGCGCCGCAAGTTTCATAGAGGATGCTCGCGCAGCCACCGGACAAGACCCGTACGGGAAGTATCCCAAAGAGGGCGGGAACCTAGTGATCATCGGCCGGAACTGGCCCCACATAGGTCTTGTGGTTGTGCCGATGCTGTTCCGTGCCGGTGCGTTCAAGATGATCAAGGACGAGAAGACGAATCAGTGGCGGGCATTTAAGCCCGGGGTGGACGACCCCGCCAAAGCCAAGCCAGCACCGCCCCTCATCCCGCCCCGCATGATCAAAGAGATGAGTTGGGTACTGAAGAACGCAGGCTATCTCAACAAAGCAGAGCTTACTAACGGGTGGACTATTAATTGCTTCTCCTCCGAAGGCGAACCACCCCAAGGGTTCCAGGCCGACTTAGTTCACATTGATGAGGATATTAATAATGAACGGTGGGTCGGGGAGATGCAGGCGCGGCTTGCCGACCGCAAAGGCCGGTTTGTATGGTCGGCTATGCCGCATAGTAAAAACGATGCGCTGTTGGGGTTGTGTGAACGTGCGGACAAGGCCGAAGAAGAGGGGCGCGAGAACTCAATTATTAAGAAGTTCACCCTGCGCTTCTTGGACAACGACCATATCGACAAAGAAGAAAAAGCCAAAAACATTGAGCGGTGGTCTGCCTTGGGGATGGACGAGCTTCGCATGCGAGCGGAGGGTGAGTTCACCACGGAAAGCACGCTCATGTACCCGTCGTTCAATCCTGGCGTGCATGTTCTGCGGCGAGAGGATCTACCCGATGGGCGGGTTCCGCAGGACTGGACGCGGTATGTGGCGATTGACCCTGGCCATACAGTCCTCGCGTGCGTCTTCGGTGCCGTACCGCCGGACGAAAAGTTCCTGCTGATCTACGACGAACTCTATATCCGACAGGCCAACGCGCTCATCTTTGGCGACCAGTTCGCACAGAAGGCCGATGGCCAGAGCTACCGGACGTTCATCATCGACATGCACGGCGGCATGCTCAGAGACTTAGGCTCGGGCCGTCTCCCCCATGAACTGTACTCAGAGGAACTGAAGAAGCGCGGCATCAAGTCGCAGATGAGCGGGTACGGCTTCATCCCCGGCTCAGACGACATCCCGGCCCGCACGGCGCTTGTCCGGCAGATGCTCCACATCCGGGGAGACGGCAGCACCAGACTGAAGTTCTTGGACGGTGCTTGTCCGAATCTGATGCGCGAGATTCGCCGCTACCGGAAGAAGACGACGAGCGTCAACGGCCAGGTCTACGTGACCGATGAGCCGCAGAGCCGCGGGGAAGTCCACGCCATTCAAAGCGTGGAGTACCTCTGCGCGTACGAACCCAAATACCACGCACCGCCAAAGACCTATGGCCCCGATCCATGGTGGGTGCGTTACCTCGCGGATAAACGCCGCAGGCAGCAGTCGTCCGAAGACAACTGCATTGTTCTCGGGCCAATGGGGAGTAGACAAAGATGAGCGATTACGTGATGCCGACAGCTGAGCTTGGTGACTGGGTGCTGTTCCGTGCCCATGAGGGTGCGGAGACTGTTCCGGCGTTGGTGACGAAGGTGAGCCAGCGGACCCTCACCCTGTGGGCCTTGGCCCCCGGGTACGGCGGGAATGAGAAGCAGTCGGTCCACCATGTCACCGACCCGGGCGTGAGCGAGTTCCCGGCTTGGAAGGACTACGGCAACTGGGAACACAAGCCCCAGAAGAATGCGATTCTGGCCGAGAAAGTGGCGCTTTTGGAGCGGAAGGTGGCCGACTTGGAAGCCCGCAGAGGCAAGTAAGGACACTAGCTAATAGGAGTCTCCATGGATAAACCGCTTCGTCCAATCGTCGCCCGCTGGCTTGAGTGCATTAAGCAGGCAACTGCTCATAAGCGTCCGTTCACAGAGGACGGTGACGAGGCGATGAACTTCTTCGCTGGCGACCCAGATTTCATGTGGAAAGATGGGTATGCCCGCGGGGAGCGGGGCTACAACAAGGGGATGACTCCTCCTGCATTCCGCATGCAGGTCAACCGTGTGTGGGAGGCCGTGCGCCTCTTCACCGCGGTAATCCACCACCGGAACCCCAACCGCGCGGTGACCCCCAAGGAGTATCCCATCATCGGGCCAGCACTCCTTGGCATCCAGCCCCAGCCCCCAGTGCCAGCCATGGGGCCGGACGGTCAGCCAATCATTGGACCCGATGGCCAGCCAGTGATGATGCCAGACCCCGGCATGCAGATGTACCAGCAGGGCTTGCAGGATCAGCAGATGATGCTGGAGCGGCGCAAGCTCGTCTCCAGGCTGTTGGAAGACTACCTCAACTACACCCCGAATGAATTAGATCTTAAGAAGCACTCGCGGAAGGTGGTGGAGGAAGCGTTCATTAAGGGTGCAGGCGTCTGGTGGCATGAGCTTTACTCGCCCCCCGGCTCGCAGCTGAAGATGGCCGGGAGCTTCTACGACTCCATCGACAACCTCGTCTGGGATCCCGATGCCGATGAGTTTGAGGACATCCGATGGGCAGCGCGCAAGCGGGTCCAGCCTGTGGACGAGGTAGCGGCGAAGTTCGGTCTCTCCCGTGAAGACCTAAAGGGTCACATGGAGAGCTACTCGTCACGCGGCGACAACAACGAGCGTGGCTTTGAATACAAGAAGAAGCTGGGCAAGACCAACGACCTCATCGTCTACTGGGAGGTTTACTCCAAGACAGGGTTTGGCGACCGGCTCAAGAACGCCGACAAAGACCTCCGCGGCAAGTTCGATGCGTTCGGTCCCAACTGCTATATCGCGGTGGCAGAGGGAATTGATTTCCCACTGAACATGCCTGAAGCGATGCTGCAGGAAGAAGTAGACGAGACTGGCGTTGCACCGTCGATGTTCATGGCGGCGCAGTGGCCCATTCCCTTTTGGGCAGAACCAGGCGGCTGGCCGTTCACCCCGCTCGCTTGGCACGGCAAGCCAGGGTACAGCTGGCCCATCTCTATCATTCGTCCCGGTATCGGTGAGCTTCGATTCATCAACTGGGCGATGAGCTTCCTCGCCACGCGCATTGCCACCAGCGCGCAGGTGCTGATCGGTGTAGCCAAGTCAGCAGACCCGGACCTCAAGGCCAAGATCCTGGAGAAGGACGAGGGCGGGTTCAAGATCGTAGAGATCTCGGAAGCTATCGGCCGGTCGGTCAATGATGTGATCTCGGTCTTCCAGATGCCGGGGGTCACCTCGGACATGTACCAGATCATCTCTGAGGTCACCGCGCTGTTCGACCGGCGAGTGGGTTTGACAGAACTCATTTACGGTATGACCAGAAATTCCTTCAGATCAGCTGCAGAAGCGACCGTGAAGGCTGAGCAGATTTCGGTGAGGCCGGACGATTATGCAAACATTCTGGAAGACGCTCTGTCGCTGGTCGCGCGCAAGGAAGCCCTTCTCGCCCGCTGGTTGATTGGACCGCAGGACGTTGCTCCGCTGCTTGGCCCTATGGCGGCGCAGGCATGGCAGATGCACGTTCAAGGCGAAGACCCGGATTCAGTTGTGCGTGAGTATTCGTACCGCGTTGAGGCTGGGTCTGTGAAGAAGCCTAACGTCGCCACTCGCATTGAGAACATCACCAACGCGATGCAGATTCTCGCGCCGATCAGTCAGGGTCTGTTGCAGGCCGGGAAGCCGGAACTGTTCAACGCGCTCCTGGAGGACTGGGGCAAGGCGATGAACACCGATGTGTCGCGCTACTTGGTCCCGCCTCCTCCGCCCCCACCTCCAGGCCCGCCCCCCGAAGGACCGCCAAATGGAAATCCCGGTTGAAGTTAAGCGCGCTGGCGAAGAAGCCATCGCTACCTATAAGCGCGCCCTGCCCTACGGCGAGAAGTGGGCCGCTATGGTCGCCATGCAGACACCCCCCGGAACCAAGGGGACAGACCGTGCGTTCATGGAGGGCCGCATGAACAACCAGCAGCTGGACGACATGCCTGTTCGTCAGGCCCAGTACGTGGCCGCGGAAGCCAAGAGCGCAGGCATCAATATCTCGGGCAAGCACTACGTGGGAGGGCTGGCCGACAAGCGAGGCTGGCGCGATCCCGAAGCGTGGGTTTCCAACAACGACGATGTACTCAAAGTCGCCCACAAGCGGCGATTGGCCGTGAGCGGAACGGTGAACTACGACCCGGGCGCGGCCGATCCCAAGCGCAAGCTCATCAGCGAGAAGATTGTGCGAGAGGAAGTAGCGAAGGCCAAGAAGCTGAACCCGTCCGCGAAGAACGCAGACCTCCGCGAGCAGGTGATCGCTAAGCATGCCTATCGGGCCAAGGGGCGCGGCGTATGAGCTACATCAAATACTCGCAGCTTCGGCGCGGTACGGCTGCGGAATGGTCGGCCGCGAATCCGGTCCTGCTGGCAGGCGAGGTGGGCTATGAGCGAGATGTCCCACTTACCACGGAACCATCGGCAGACACGTACGACTACTCGGACCCAGCGTTCGGCTCGGGGGCGATCAAGATCGGTGACGGTGTGACGCGGTGGAACAATCTGCCGTACCTGCTGACTGCGCTGCGCTTCTCATTGCCGTCTTCTAGCGATGTGGAGATGACAGACATCAGAACAGGCGATGTGCTGCGGTGGTCGGCGGGCAAGTGGCGTAATTATCCAGAGAGTTCGGTTGTAGACGGGGGGAGCTTCTGATGGCGACATTAAGAATCAAAAGGCGTGCAAGCGGCGGTGGTGCGGGGTCACCCAGCAGCATGGCCAACGCAGAACTTGCATTCAATGAGCAGACGAACATTCTGTACTACGGGACTGGCACGGGCGGTGCGGGCGGCACGGCCACCCAAGTCATTGCCATTGGTGGGTCCGGTGCTTTTGCCACGCTGGCCTATGTCGATTCGGCTGTCGCTGCTGGCGGCGGCAACGTAGATCTGTCCGGCTACGCCCAGCTGGCCGGTGCGTCCTTCTCTGGCAACGTGACGGTCGGTGGAAACCTGACGGTCAACGGTACGACGACTACCATTAATAGCACCACGGTCAGCGTCGATGACATCAACGTCATTCTGGGCGATACCGCTTCGCCGTCAGACGCCACCTCAGACGGCGGCGGCATCACGCTTAAAGGCAACGGCGACAAGACGCTCACCTGGGTCAGCGCAACAGCCGCTTGGACGAGCAATCAGGATTTCAATCTCCTAGCCACCAAGGTGTATGAGATCAACGGGACGACCGTCCTGTCAGCGACCGCTCTTGGCACGGGAGTCACGGGTTCCAGCCTGACGAGCGTAGGCACCATTGGCACGGGAACTTGGCAGGGCACCGCGGTAGCAGCGGCCTACGGCGGGACGGGGCTGACATCGGCTGTCAACGGACTCCTCAAAGGAAATGGTTCCACGTATTCGTTGGCATCCGCTGGAACCGATTACTTGGCCCCAGACTCCGACATCAACGGGGGCACGTTCTAGTTGGCGACAGTCAGGATTCTCCGATCAACGACGGCTGGCAACGTACCGCCATCGCTCGTCTCTGGGCAGATCGCCATCAACGAAGGCGACGGCAAGCTGTTCTACCGCAACGGCTCGGGGGTCGTCACCGCACTGCCGACCGGCGCGTCTCTTGTTCGACACGCAACGACGGCTGGTTTTCCTGCGACAGGTCAGGAAGGGGTGTTATACCTCAGTGTTGATACCTCCAAAATATACCGATGGGAATCAACTGTATATGTCGAAGTGGCAGCTATAGCGACGACCGTATCGGCTAGTGACATCACAAGTGGTATCCTGCCAGATGCGAGGTTAAGCGGCGACGTTACGCGGAACGAAAATCTTCGATGGGCGATGCAGACCACCGCTGCATCGATTGACTGGTTGCCGAGAAACCACGGAACGATAGGCAATGCAAGTGCCACAAGCGGCAATCTGAAGCTGGCGTTTTTCACGGCTCCGTACAACTTGACAGCTACGACGATTACGTTCGTAAACGCTGGAACGAGTACCGCATCGCTGTCGCTGTGCAGGTTTGCGCTGTTCACTGTGAGCGAGACGATCACTGATTCTGTTACGGCCACAACCCCGTCGATCACTATGGTTGCACGCACGGCGAGCGACACCACAATCGGCAACGTCGCGAATACGATCTACTCTCGCGCGTTTAGTACCACTGGCGGGTACCCTGCGTCCTACAACCTTGTCGCCGGGACTCGCTACGCGGTCGGCCTACTGATTGTCGGCAGCACGCCCGGAACATGGCAGGCGGCTACCGTCACTTCCGGCAGCT